CCTTACCCTTTCGCCTCATTGCGATAGTAACAGAACTTAATTTTTTCCATCCACCTGACTGAGCAAGTTGACCCTCCGATTGGAAGTTTTTTTGTATCCATCTATCAATTACAACAACAGCCCGCGCATTTATTGTCTTTCTGTCTGATAGTCTCCTGCTAATATTAGTTAGTTTTTTCTGCAATTGATTGAAACCTATTTGTTTTATAAGCAGCATTAAGACCTTTCATCCTCAAGCGCGTCAAGATAAGATGAATCAATTTGAGTGTACTCTGATTCCTGGTCTAACATTGAATGAACAGGATGATAATCCATGTTTGTTGACCACACCTCCCTATCTGATCCAGACGGCGAAATGGTAGTCCCCGACCCTGTATATATTAATTCTTTTCCTGCCTTAATATCTTCAATGCGTTTTATAATGACATCATGGCAAGCTTCACCTTTCGTCGGGCTATTATTCATTAACGCCTTGCAGTAGGCAAGATCCATTGAAAGGTCTTTTATGGTCGGATGATTCCCATCAAAAGGTACAGAAAATTGAGATGCCAGCCTGCTGTCAAGTTCAATACAGGCATAATAAATAAGATCACTGTTAACGATAGACTCACTACCATTCCATGTAGCTATGACGCTGTACCTATTAATTAATTCCTGATATGTTATATATGCCATGGTTTAGTCCATTGTATCCAAGTAAAATGACATCGTAACAATGCACGCTTCGGGAGCTATAAGAGATATGGTTGTCACACCGCTCACATCCCTAACTATGGGATTAACCTCACACCCAGACCCATCTGTTATGTCTCCTGACGGTATTGCCGCAGTCGAGACAAAATCAGCCCAAAATGACACTGCATTTCCGTCCGAGTTAACGCATGAGAAAATAACATATTTTGCGCCTGTTGGAACGGTATGGCTTTCGGCAACACCAGCGGCAAGTACTCTGACATCAATAAAAGTGCTTTGTTCAATTGCATCCGTCTGGCCCCACCTGTCCCGTTTAACCTCAAGCTTAGTCGTTACAGCGGCCCAAGATATAACCGGAACAATAAAAAATACTAATGATAATAGACTTATCTTTTTCATGGTTTCAACTCCCTTAATAATATTTTTCCCCATAATATTTCGTCGTTTCATTTGCCATATGTTCTGTAAGACGCTTAATATCTTCTTTGTCAGCAAATAACCCGGCTAACGGTTTACTTGGATACGACCCGCCGTTTTTGTTTATTGCTTTCAGATCAATTTTAAACTCAATTCCGCCACCTAAAACATTAACAGCCTCACTATAATACTGAAGCCCCTCGACAATAAACCTTGTATTTTTCTCGTTAAGTATTTCCCTCCATATCTTTATAACCTCTTTGGCATATGCTTGGATCTCAGCAGTTCTTATGCCACGGGTTTTTTCAAGGGAATACTTGCAGATATGTGCGATGTCGCGCATCCATAAAAACTGACCCAACTTTCTATTTGGATATTTTTTTCTGTCTTCTTGCATTAATGGAAAATTTCTCATAAATCTTTTGCGTCGTATCTCTTCAGTCGAGTAGCCAGTATGCATGATTGCAACATCAGATATAATATTAACCTTCCCAATTCCTTCGTTTAATTCAAGTTCAGGATGCTCATGGACAAACCCAAAAAATTTAATGCCCTTATGATTCCTAAAAAGCCTGGCCGGGAAGTCGGTCCTGAATAATTCTGCGGGTTCAACAGCATAGTGGTGTTGTTTTATTGCATAAGCGTTATAACAACTTGGACGTAAATACTTGTTTATATTCATAGATTGTTCAAGTGTTTCATCAGAGTCAATCCAGAAAATCCAGTCCATTTTAGACCGCTCAATTGTAAGGTTCCGGCATTCATCAAACCCTATTTCTAAAGGAGAAGGCATAGGAAAGGTTTGTGCACCGAAAGATTCACACACTCTTTTTGTGTCATCGGTTGTCGTATTGTCTATGCCAATTATTATCTCATCGGCTATTCCCTTAATGCTATTTAGTGTTTTACCGATTGAGTGTTCGCAATCTTTGACAATCATACAAACCGACAATGTTTCTTTTGGTGCCTGTTCGGATAGTTTACGCTCGTAGTTTACAGTTCCTAACGGTTTATTTGATGGTTGAAAGGTACAAATAAAATGACCAAATCCTTCATTGTTAGGTACTGCCATTAATTTGTAATTCTTCTGGCCCCCGAACATTTCATATAGATCTGACCGTTCCAAATGATGAATATGTGCACGCCATCCTTGGTGCTTGTCGTATCCTATCGCCTCCCATGGCCCGTAGGGGGTGCTTGTAACAATGTGACCCCCAGGCTTTAGGTGTGCCATCATAGCCTTAACTATTTTTTGTGGATCAGGAACATGCTCAAGTAGCTCAGAAATAATAACAACATCGCATTTTATATTTTCATGGACATCGTCTTCAGTACCACAAATAAAGGACGCGTTAACATTATCTTTAGCCGCCCACTTTTTGGCCTTCTCTATATTCGCAGAACTGATATCAACGCCTATAAATTCAACATCTGGCATTCGATCAGCAAGATTCATTGTGACAAGACCATGAGCACAACCATAATCAAGTATAGTTTTTGGTTTTAAGTTCTTTATGATCTGAAACATTTGCTCAAATCTCATTATCCCAGACATATTCTCCGGGCCATAATTAACACCACGATCAGCTTCATATTGGTAGTATTTTTTATAATGACCCTTGTAATCACCACTATACATGAAATAATAGTTGTCTTTTAATTCTTCTTTGTAGTCTTCTTTGATACAATAGACATCGCTCATTTGCTCCATGTGTTTATATAACCGGGTCTTGTTGCTGCACTTAGCCTTCAATAAATCCCTAAACAGCGTATCCCATTGTTTTGCAGCAGATTCCCACGATTGGTTTTTCTTTAGTGCTCTGTGGTGTAGTCTATCCCATTCGCTTTTATTTCCAAGAATTTCACGTATTTTCTGAGCAAATGCCTTTTTATCTACTTTATTGTTTTTGAGAGGAAGAAGAACCGACCCACTATCCTTGCAAGTCTCTGGAAGGGCTGCATGTTTCATGCCAATAAATGGTGTACCGGCTGCATTAGATTCAAGGACCATAATGCAGCTTGTGTCCTCAAATGTTGTTGGGTACACATATAGCATTGACCTTGCTAATAATTCGTAGAGGTCTCTTTTCCCCAACGGTCCCATATTTGTGACGTTTGGCAGTTCATTACATCGACCCCATAGGTATTTATAATAATTTGCCATGGGCTCAGTAGTGTTTTCGTATCCGCATACGGTCAAATGGTAGTCGGGAAGCATTTCCATAATCCCATTTTTACCTACCAACTCGTTCAGCCCTCTTTCGGGACGTGCTGCAAACACCAACGACTTTGGTTCTCTTGGAAATTTTTCGAGCCCTTCAAATTGTTTATAGTCAACCCCGTTTGTCGTTGCTGTTATGTGGGTCTTTGGAATATCATAAATCTCTGACACTTGATTTTTATGAAATTCCGATACTGTTAATATCTGGTCAATGTATGACAATTGATGCTGTACATTCCCGGCCATACGGTATAAAGCAAGATCGTGGAGCCACCATATATTTAGCTTACTATTAACATATCGCGAGAAGGCTATAGGGTGCCTTTGAATGATAACAACATCATACGGCGCTTGCATGGTTAAGTGAAATCTGTCGCCTAATGGATAGGTGTCTGAAATATCCCCGTGATATTCATACAATACGCCATCCCATCGACCCTTTTCCTTTGACCGTGTGAATACAACAACATTATGGCCAAGGTTTGCCAGTTCTTTAGCCATATAATAAGCTGCTGACTCAGACCCGCCAAGGCTTTTGCCATTAGGTATAGTTGCCCCGTTAAAAGGCATACCGCTTGCATGTATTGCAATGTGCATATTTATCCTTCTCCTTTCTCGGTTATTTTACTTTTTAGGGGGTTTTTGTTTCTTGACTTTCTTCAACTTCATGCGCTTGATATCTTCTTTTTTAGGCTTTATTAACCCTGCCTTTATTGCGTCATCTCGTAACATTTTAACACCTTTTGTTTTTGGGAGGGTAAAAGCCCTCCCATATTTTATACACTGGTTACGTGCGTCAAAAGAAATCCAAGTACAGAAGAGGTTATTTTCTCATCCTGATAATAACCAAGTTCGATTTCCTCAGACTTTGTTTTTACATCAAATGGATGCACTTCAATTTGCATGTTCGGCAACCCTGGCTTGTTCCATCGAAATGAATACATAAAACTGGGGTCATCCATAGACGGCCTTGACGGTGCATAATAAAACAACACATAATCAAGCCATAACGGACTTAGGGACAACGTCTGACCTTCCTCCGCCGTGTTGTAATACGTTGACCCCACCAGGAACTCATCAATCTCGAATAACGCTTTGAACTGTTCCCGGCTGGCATACCTTACATTTCCCTGGCCACTGGTTCCATAGAGGATGTCGATTACATCTTCATGTTTCCGCAAATGCCTCCATGCAAGCTCACCCATAAGACACCGATTAGGCTTGAACCCTGTAGCGTCTTGAACATTTTCCATTGCTGTTTGGCAATCACCAATCGGATCGCTATACCCTGCCCTATGCTCTATCCAGTCAGAAGTAATGGTTGAATAAGACCCGACATTTGACCCCGATGTTACTTGGTCTGCGAGTCTCTTCTCCCAGTTTAGTGCTATTTTCGATTTTAGAAATTCCGCACGGCCATTGCGAAGTTGACCAATAAAAGCCGCGTCCATATTTTCCCGGTCCTCAATAGTTAGGTCAACCTTTAAAGCGTAGTTGTCAGCAAAATAAGTGCCTGAACTTACGCTTCTTGCGATCTTATTGGCTTCAGTGCCGGGCGCTCTTTTATCATCTTCGGTTCGCAAAGCATCTGCCTGTGACCATACAGTATAAGCATTGCTCTGATTTTGTACCGGTACAATAGGCGCGATAAGATCAGCGATCATTCCCATCGGTCTGTAATTCATTGCCACGTTCGATAATGCAATATCTACGTGGAGATCTCTTCCTGTAGCTCCCATAATTATATCTCCTTATTTTTTACCACGCGAAGCTTGAACTCATCGCATAGATTGGCTTCGTAAAATCAAACACTCCCTTTCCAATTGATCCCGATGTAACAGCAGCTAAGGCCCTACCCACTATATAATCGCCAGACCCGGCCCCAGTGATATATCCAGACGTTGCAACGGTAAGAGGTTTGTGTATGGCAACAGCTTCACCTGCCCTATATTTCAAGATTCCCGTAATTCCTACTGATGCAAACTCGGTATTCTTTGGTTTGTTCAGCAAAATTCCGATCGCTTCATCACCATCATTGGCCACCTTGCCGTCATCAAGAGCAATAGCCTGGTATTGATGAGAGTTAAGATCCTCTAACGCCTGGACCGTAAAAGCAAAATATTTGTTTTCGACTGTCATGGTTATTCTCCTTTCGTATATCGTTCGGCCAGGTCCTTGTCAGCACTAAGGACTGCATTCATGGCTGCCGAATAATCGACCTTGTTTTTCAGGCTATAATCCTGAGTTTTAACATGGACCTCCTCGCTTACATTGGAATATTCTTTTTTATCTTCCTTGTTGTCAGCGGCTCCATGTTCTTTGAAATCTATAATCTTATCAATTTTCTCAAACAGTTTTTTCACTGTGCCGAAATCAAACGAAAAGCCATCCCCAGATGTATAGGTTCGCTTGTCGATCTCATTGATAAGTATATCCCGCTGATATGGAAGCATCTTGCCATCTTTGACGGTCTGCTCACAGTAAGCTTTGATCTCATCAATCCTTGTTTTTTTCTGCTCGGCTTCACGCTCTTGTTCGATTTTTTCGTATAGATCCGAGTATTTCTTCTTCTCGGTGTTTGCCTCGTTTAGTTCGGATTCAAGTTTTGAGATCCGGTCCTGATATGTTTTGATTTCCTCTGTCATAATAGACTCCTTATTTTCTTTTGTTATAAGTATCTTGCCAGCTCCATCAGTTTCAAAAGCGTATGCCTTGATCTCATCAAACGATCCCGTATTGGTGGATTGACTCAAATACACTTCCAAATCCTTTAGGTTAGTTACCGCCGGCAAATCAGCTCCAAGTAATGCTACCCCGGCAAGTACCCGCTTAAATGTCTTGCCAGCTTCCTTATAGTTCCAAAATATTTCTGAGCTTATTCTCTTATACAAGCCCTGTTTGATTGCTTTATGAACAACGTCAGGCACTTGTGATAATGTTGCAATTAGTTTGCTGCCTACTCTCTTTAACCCTTTTACCCATCCTAATGCAGGGTTTCCATCTGCCATCTGCTTTTGGTTGTGCCCCAGCTTAACCGGAGGCTTTACAGATTCACCTATCTCTGAGAATGCTTTGACCATTTCATCAAGATCTTTATCGGTGTATTTGTCACCGTTCCAAGTTCCCGATGAAAATATCTCTGCATCAAACTCGTGAGTTATAGGTTCTTCTTTTTTGTCTTTTTTGTCTTCTGTAGCCATTATGCAACTCTCCTTATCACTTCCATCCTGGCAGGTACTACATGATGACAATCACGGCACAAGAAAAATGGGGTTACTTCGGCTTTTGTGATATCTTCAAAAACGTTCGTAATTATTCCTCTGCCGAATGCATCAATACAGCATCGTGTTATATTGCCGTCACTCATAACCATAACCTGACCCCTATCAAGCCATGGGCACACCATGTTTGGCGCCTTGAAATATTCAGGCTCAAACCAGTCTACCTGCCTGGCCCAATTATTAGGCCGTGTCATATAATCGACAGATAAGTTTCCGTTAATTCCCACCTTTCTGAATATTCTTATTGTTTTCGCTGTCGCTCTTGGGTCGTGTCCTGTTATGTCTATCTCGGTTATTCCTGCGTTTTTAAGGCCCCTTGCAAGTTCTTCAGTCATGTTATTTCCGTTTGTGTTCAAATGTATAATCTGCCTGAACGGTAAGTTGTGCCTTGCGTATTCAACCATTTTAACAAGATCCGGGTTAAGCGTTGATTCCCCGCATCCAAACATATTTATTTCAAGCTGTGTGCCTTGCCTGCAAAAGTATTTTACCCACTCAATTGTTTTTTTAAACACTTCCCAGGTCATTAGACCTGTTTTTCGGTGTTTGCTCTGCAATGGTACGGGACAATATGGACACTTGTTATTACATAGGCTTGATATTTCTATGCTATTGATAGTGTTTATTTTCATCCTTTGCCTTTCTCATATCATTTATTTTGTTTTTTATTGGCTCAATTATCATATCAATAGGACACACTAAATATAACGGGTTAACATTCATTAAGGGGTTTGGAATTACAAATGAAGGTTCCCCAGAGTATTTATCAAATAGGTTTATCCATTCTGTGGATGTTTTTATGTTTATGTGAGATGGGTCGGTCCCTGCCTCATGTGCTATAAAATGAGTTTGTTTTATACCCACCCTGCACATCTCACTAAACACTTCAGGTATAATAGACTCGTCAATATGTTCCAATAATGCAAAAGAAGACACAAGATCAAACTCCTTATCCTCAAACATTGACAAGTCCCTGACTGTTCCGTTTATCATGTTCGGTTCGTTAGATGCTTCCCACGCTGTTTTTGATATTTCAACCCCGGTTACATTTTCAAACCCAGCACGCCTCCATGTCTTCATAATATGGCCAACGCCAGATCCAAGGTCAAGTATCTTCGCATCTATCGGTATTCCTGAACACATCGCCATAAATCTCACACCATACAAATCAGACTCTTGAGCCCATTTCAGATATGGGGTTTCTATGTATTGGTGTCTATACCATTTTTCCCTATATTCTTCTTCATACCAAGACCCATCAATAAATTGTTGGTTCATGCAGCTTCCTTTCTCAATATATACCCCGGGATAGCTTGATGGCATGTTTTACATAATTCGTAAGGTTTTATTTCTTTCTCAAGAAGATCCTTATCATTTACATGTCCGTATGCACCCAACAACCTGTAATCGTAACAACACGGAGTTAGCCAACCCTCTGATGATATGTATCCCATGCCCTGAATAAGTGGATCGCATTGCATTTTATAATTAATGTCAACTGTGTTTTCGGGCTCTAACTGCCCGGCCCAATTGTGCGATGTCATAATAGCACCAAACGCAACTACCCCGAATATTCCTACACTGCTCAATATGCCTAACGCTTTTCGAGTGTGCCATGGACTATGAATACTAAGGTCAACGTAATCAATACCGCTATCTCTTAGCCCTTTTGCCATTTCATAGGTCATATTTAATCCGTTAGTACAGAAACCAACTCGTCTATCGGGTCCCGCGATATCCTTAACTATTCGGGCACGTTTGATTAGATTAGGATCAAGGCAGCTTTCACCCGTCCCGTTTATATTTACCTCATTTTGTGTGCCGTTTTCACAAAGCAACTTTAACCATACCATGCTTTTATTAAATATCTCATCGCTCATTATCCCGGCGTTTCGTGCGGGATGTTTAACGAGTAGACGGTTCACGCAATATCTACACTTTAAATTACAAATACTTGAAAGCTCAATGGTTGTTATCGTTTTTAATGTGATCATTTTGCTTTAACCATTCATTACCTAAAGATTGACATAACAATAACTCTTGTCTTAATGCATCCATATATGTCATATCTTTATATAACATTCTGATTTGAGTGCGCCTGTCCAGCTCTTCTTTAGGATCTTTATAGTCTTCATTCCTATATTTTTTTAAATCCATCGTTTCCTTATCCTATTTTATCCTTTCCTTTCTCGTTTCAAGTTGTGCCTGGGGAGGCTGCATTAACTCCCCAGGCTATGAGAAAGGAGGTAAACAACTCATGCCCCCTGACATGAGTCCAGGCTTTGGGGGATAGCCTTTCTCATATTATGAAAATCCTTTTTGTGGTTCCAATCTTGGCTTTGGGCTTTCTTTACCATTCCATTTGTCTATTGTCGTGATTGGTACTAATATTGACCGACACTGATAATGATTCGGTGGTAAATAATAACCGAAATCTTTCATTATTTTACCATGCAAATGGCTACAAATATCAGAGGTTCGTGAATCCATGACAGCGCTATATTCATATGCAACCACGAATCCCCTAAGATCATTATGGCCAAATACAGACATCCGGGCTTGATTAATAGCCTCAGCAGTGTTTGTCCTTACAATGTTTTCAAGACGTGCTGGTATGTTAATCGCTCGGCCCCCAGCATCCACTAATGGTAAGGCCTGGCTTAATACTGTATCAACGTCCAATTGGTCTATTGTTTGCTGTAAGTTTTTATCGTATTTTAATGCATTCTCAAGTACTTGTTGGACAGCCTTCAATATTTCTTGCTCTAATATACCCGCTATTTTCATGGCCTTTGAGGACAAAAAGCGGTCCGCCCGCCCTTTGTCCATACCTGGGCCTATCCTGAAACGTTTCTTCGGCAGCTCTTTTTGTGCTATTTCAATTCCCTTGTTGAGTGTACCTTGTAGGTTGGTTCGTACAACCTTTCTTGTTTTTGATACGAGCCCCGGAGGTATAGAGATAGATTCAAACTCCTTTGGCTGTATATTCCCAAATGATCTATCGCCGGCTAATTTAACAATTTGTTTCTCTAATGACTGTTTGACTTTGGCCATTACATCGTTTAAGTCGTTTAGAAAGATCTCATCCCTATTATCAAGAGTTCGCTCTAATCTCGTAAAGTTTACCCTTCGCAGCCATGGTTTTTCTGCAAATTCCTTCCTTATAAATTCTGAATCAGGCTGCGCGTCTATCCAGTCTTCATTGTCCGGCATCTCATCCGGTTCCGGTCCTTCGCCCGGCATCTCTTCTTCTGCATCCTCGCTCTTTTCCGGGAATCCCATTATCTGTCTTATATAATTCTCATCTGACTCCGACTTGGTAACAGACCCGCCCTTGATGAGTTCATTCCATGTTTTAGCAATCTCGGCCTTTTGTTCATCTGATATGGGCTCAAACTTAAACCATGGAAAGTCGTCTGTACCAAAGTTCCATAATGCCAACTCCCTAAACATCTGCTCGTTTAGTGTCTGTTCAAGCCGTTTTGCGATCGAATCCAATATCCAAAAAAATGCAGTTAATTGAGTTTGACTTTGTGAATACGCCCCGGTTTGGCCTTGTTCTGAAAAGCCCAAGAGATTCGGCACTAAAATTGCCTTGGCTATGGCCTTATCATATCCTTGAATAGCTTTCTCAAATGCATCTGTCCTTAATGGATTAATAGAATT